TGGTACGAGCCGCGTCATCCGCAGGAGTTCCCCATCAGCGTCACGGATCCAGAGGCGCTGTGGAAGCCATCCCCGGAGAACGTCTCGGGCGAGACCGCGATTGCGGCGCTTGGCGCTGCGTGGTCGCCCGCGGCTGTGCCGGAGACGCTCGATCGTGATGTGTTGACGACCACCACCTACACACTCACTGGCTCGGGTGGGTACGTCCCGTATTCGTATCAGTTCCTTCGAGTCACCGGAACCGGATCTGCGAACTTCAGCGTTGTTCAGCAGGGCGTGAACACCTTCAAGATCCGCTCGCTATCGACAACGCCTTATGCGGTGTACAACCTGACGGTGCTCGGTACTGTCGTCGACTTTTTGGGCCAGCAGGTCACCGCAGCGCTCAATCTTGTCCTGACGCTGGCAAGTCCGCTACCAGCAACGCTCGCGCTCTACATCACGCAGCTCGCGCCACAGCATCTGTGGAAGTGGGACGAGTCATGGCTGTTCATGCCAGATACGATTGCCGATACGGGCAGCGTCGGCAACGAGACCATGACGATCTCTGCGCCGGCATCGTTCAACAACTTTAACCCCGGCCCAGACACGCTCAACTCGACCAAGTCGTGGGAGTTCGATTCTGGCGCGGCGTCGCCCTGCATCGACAACGGTACGAGCCCTGCCATGGGCGCGTCGGCGGTCGGGTCGTTCGTGTTCTTCGTGCGGCGCAACACCATCGGCGCAATCGACTCGCATCCGCTCTTTGTCTCAGATAGCTCGCCGGTAACGGATCAAATGCGATTCAGCATTGGTGGGTTTGGAGCGACGCGGTGCCCAGAGATCTCCTTCATTCCGACGCCGGGCAACGGGCTTACCACATACACGACCGTGGACCCATTTACCGCCAACGACACGTGGCAATGCGTCGTGTTTGTGCAGCCCAACGATGGCACTGGCCCCAAGATCTACGTCAACGGAACGGTGCGCGCGACGAGTACAATCGTGTTTGGTACGGGATCGTCGAACAATTTCTGGTGGGCCAACACAACCAACACCCGCGCGCAGATGTTCGCCGGCAACTGGGGGACCGCTGGTGCGGCAAAGCTGCGTGTATCCAGCTTCTTCTCGATCGATCGGGTGTTGACCGCAACCGAGATCAGCAACCTCATGACTTACCTGCCAACACCGTAAAGGGGCGATCATGGCACTCAATACTTACACCACTCTAATCGCCGGCCTGCAGGCTTGGGTAGAGGACGACGACTCGGAATTCACCGGATCGATCAATGACGTGCTTGACTTGGCGGAGTTGCGGCTGACGAAAGACTTGGATCTTGCGCTGTTTCGGCGCACCGACTCCACGGCGGTGATGTCAATCGGTTCTCCGAGCGTCACCAAGCCAACTATCGGTGCGCCGAATGTCCTGATTGCGACAAAGGTTATCTACCTGACGAACGGCGGGCTCACTGTGTTTCCGCAACTTCGCGGCCAAGACTACTGCGTCGACTATGAGGCGGGCGTCAGCGCCAACGGAGTCCCAAAGTACTGGGCGGAGGCGAGTGAGACGACCTATTTCATCACGCCGCGGCCGGCGCTTGCGTGGACAGTGAACGTTCGCTACCTGTCACGCCCGCCGCAGCTTACGCCGTCCAACCAGACCAATTGGTTGTCGACCTATGCGTATGACCTGCTGTTCAAGGCGGCCCTTGCGGAGGCAGAGAAGTTCCTGAAGTCGGACGAGCGGGCTCCCATCTGGGAGGCCGATTACGTGAAGTCGATGCCGACAACCCGGCGACAGTTGTACCAGCAGTACCAGAACCAATACGACAGGCTTGGCGCTACGCCCCTGCCGAATCTTGTTAGGAGTCTCGCGCAATGACCACTTATTCGTCGCTGCTGCGACTCACCCTGCAGGATGTTGGGGAGAACTCCACGACGTGGGGCACTGTCGCCAACAACGGCGTCTTCAAGCTGCTTGAGGACGCCATCGCCGGTCTCGCCTCTATTGGACTCGCTGGCGGCAACGTCACGCTGTCGTCGAACAACGGCAGCACCGATCAGTCGCGCGAGATGATCTTGAGTCTGACCGGCGCGCTGGGAGCCGCGAGATCTGTGACAGTGCCGTCGCTCTCGAAAGTGTATCTGGTCATCAACCTCACGACCGGCGCGCAGAACGTTACAGTGAAGACGGCGGCTGGATCAGGTGTGGTTATTCCGTCGACCGGCGCTGTGTGGGTCTACTGTGATGGTGTTGATTGCTTCCTCGCCAAGGTGGGGACCGCCGACCTCGCGACAACCGCAACGACCGCGGCGAACGCTACAGCCCTTGGCGGGGTGGCTGCGGCTTCGTATGCGCGCCTTGATGCCCAGCAAGGCTTCACCAAAGGCCAGAACTCCACGCGCGTGACGCTCACGGAGTCGGGCGGTTTGGTGGCAGTGAACGCATCGCTATCGAACGCGTTCTACCTTGCCATGTCGGGCAACTGGACGCTCTCCAACCCGAGTGCGGGCCTCGATGGGCAGCCGATCCGCTTGATCATCAAACAGGACGGCACAGGGTCTCGCGTCATCACGTGGGGCGCGAAGTACAAGTTCCCCGGAGGTGTTGCGCCGATCCTATCGACCGCGCCGAATGCGCGCGACTACTTCGCCTTCGAGTACTTCCTCGCGGACGATGTATGGGTTGGTAACGGCATCAAGGGCCTCGCGTAATGTTCAGCACGACGATTGCCTGTATGGGGCAGGGAGATCTGGCGGTCGTCATCACGACCGAGCAGACCGACCTGAACCTGCACAGCTTCTTCGGCTCTCCCGCAGCGCCCGGCGTCGTCTCGGTGATCGTCATTGGCTGCGACATCAGGTCGCTCGTCATCGGGCCATGGGCGGCCGGATCAATCATCAATATGGAGCTTCGCGCAGGCGCTCGGATCCTTGGTCGTGGCGGCGTTGGCGGCTTCGGCGGACCGGTCAATACACACACGTCCGGTGGGTCGAAGAAGAACATCTCAGCGATCGGGCAGCCGGGATTCGCCGGGCAGACGGCGCTGGACGCAACTATGACCAGCGCGGTGCTCAACCTGAACCCTGACGACGGGTTCATCTGGGGTGGTGGTGGAGGTGGTGGTGGTGGCGGATCTGCTGGACGCATTACAGGCGGCCAAGGCACGCGACGTGGCGGCGGTGGTGGTGGTGGCGGGCAAGGCTGGAACAACGCCGCTGGCGGCATCGGCGGCGACGTGGCGCAGGGTTCTGGCATGATCGATCCGGATGGTTCGGCGGGCACGGCCGGATCGATTGTGCTTGCGGGCGTTGGTGGTGAGAGCGGCTATCCAGATATCCCCCCTGATGCGACTGACGCCACGGGTGGAGACGCCGGCAGCTGGGGTGAGGTTGGTGCCGCGGGCGAAACGGGGTCCGGTAACACGGGCATTGGTTTTGCGTGGTCGAACTTTCAGCCCGGCTCAGCAGGCGGCGCGGCCGGCAAGGCAATCGATTCTGTCGGCACGGTGAATTTTGTCGGAGCGAAAAACGAAGCTACGCTGGTCGCCGAGTTCAGGCTCTTTGGGGCGGTTATCCCATGACGCAAAAGACCCTCATCCCTCTGCCGATTCAGTCCGGTATCAACACCGAGCAGACGGCGCGCGGCGCTGCACCAAACTGGAAAGATGGCGACAAGGTGCGCTTTCGGCTTGGCTTGCCCGAGAAGCTGGGCGGCTGGGTGCGTCTTGCTGGCGGCCAGTTCCTTGGGATCGCGCGAAAGCTCTGGGACTGGGCGAGCCTCGACTCGCTGAAGTGGGTCTCGGTTGGCACGGAGTCAAAGCTCTATCTTTGGCAGAGCGGCGTCTATTCGGACGTCACGCCGTTGCGCGCGCAGGGAACGCTCAGCAACCCGTTCTCGACCACCAGCGGCCTGAGCACCGTTGTGGTCAACCATGTTGCTCACGGCGTGCAGCCGCTCGACTACGTGCGGTTCTCGGGCTCAACCCCATTGGGAGGGCTCACGGTCGATGGTCAGTATCAGGTCCAGAGCGTTACGGATTCGGACAACTACGTCATCGTCGATGATCAGGTTGCCAGCAGCACAGTGAACCTGTCGGGCGGCACGGTCGGATTTCAATACGACATCTCGGTAGGTCTTTCGAGCGCAAGCTTCGGTGTTGGCTGGGGAACGGGCACATGGTCGCAGGAAACGTGGAGCACGCCGCGCACGGTCTCCAATACGGTGCTCGCGCTGCGCCTATGGTCGCTCGATAACTGGGGCGAGGATCTCATCGCCAACCCGCGCGGAGGGTTCATCTATTGGTGGGATCGCGGCACGGGCGTGTCCTCGCGCGCCGCGCTGCTCGCGGCGGCCCCGCGCGCCCTCTACACCATCGTCTCTCAGCGCGACCGACATCTCATTGCATTCGGCTGTACGGACGCGGTCACCGGAGAGTTCGATACGCTGCTGATTCGCTGGTGCTCGAAAGAGGACTTCAACGACTGGATCCCGAGCACGCTCAACACCGCGGGTGACGCGCGCATCGAGTCCGGATCAAAGATCGTTGCCGCCGTGAAGACGCGCGGAGAGATCCTGATCTGGACCGACATTTCGGTTCACCAGATGAACTACGTTGGCGGCAACGACGTCTACACGGTGAATGGTCTCGGGCAGAACATCTCTCTGCTTGGCCCCAACGCGCTCATTGAGGTGAACTCGCGCGTGTACGCGATGGCCGATGGCGACTTCTTCATCTACGACGGTCTGATGCGACCGCTGCCATGCACGGTCCGCGACTATGTGTTCAAGAACCTCAATGTGTTCCAGAAGGAAAAGTCCTTTGCTGGGTTGAATCGAGCGTTCAACGAGATCTTCTTCTTCTATCCGGGCAAGGCCGATAACGTCTGGATCGAGCTGGACTACACGGCGGGTCTCTTGGAGAACCTGACCGCCATACAGAGCATGGCCGGCACGCAGCGCTACTCTGTGTTGTTCAATTCGCTGGGGTTTGTGTATGCAGGCACGCACACCAACAACACGCTCTACGACTCAACCTACTTCCTTTCGGCTGCAGCTGCCGCGCCAATAGACGACCTGCTTGCCGTCGACTACGAGGCGACGTTCACGCTCAACGGTTTGACCGGCAAATTCGGTCTCATTATCGAGGCGACCGATCTGACGGGAACGGCGGATACCTCCGCCGACAACATGAAGGGCATCTCGGTCGACATAGACTGCACTACCGGTCGCGCCTTTTTCAGGAACCGTAGCGCTGGCGGCGTGCTGAGCACCCTCACCAATTCCGTTGGCGCGGGATACTTGTTGTCTGCGCTTGGTACGCCGATCACGCTGGTCAGCGGTCGCGCGTACGGCATCCTGATTACGCGATCGGTCAACAACATCAGCGGTTACCTGTACGACGCGAACAGCGGTGCCACGCAGCTCATTGCGACCGTGGCCCTTGCTGCCGGCGAGATCACGCTGTATCCGGGCACTGTCGGCAGGCCGGGATTTGTATTCAGGTATGCCGGGCAAACGATTCAGGCGGGTGATGTTCGCTTGCTCTCTCTGCGAGCCGCGCCAACGGGCGTATTGATTGCGCAGACGCAGCGCGGCGTGGCCTCCGAAGTGAATCGATACGTCATCTTCAACTACCAAGAAGACACATGGTCCATCGGAACCATGTCGCGATCGACGTGGCACGACTCATCGCCTGTGCTCGAAGCTCCCTACGCTGCAGGTTTGGATGGGTTTCTCTACCAGCACGAGACCACCAACGACGACAACGGCGCGGCGATGGTCTCCTACCTGAAGACCTACGACATGGAGATCCCCGAAGAGGGCGACCAGATCGCGCACATCGACAAGTACATTCCGGACTTCAAGGAGCTGGAAGGGACGGTTCAAGTCAGCTTCACGGGGAAGAAGTACCCGCAGACGACGACCAGTCAGACCAAGGGTCCGTATACCGTTAGCTCGGCTACCACAAAGCAATCGATGCGAATTCGCGCCAGACAGATCTCGTTAGAACTACGCTCCTCTGCAGTGGGTGACCGTTGGCGCATGGGCACCCTTCGGCTGCGCGCCATGGGTCATGGGAAGCGTACCTGATGGACTCCAGAGAGCGCCTGCCAGACTGGCTGCATAAAGACTTCGATGCCGAGAGGATGCGCGAACTCACGCAGATTCTCACTCGGCGTCTTGCCGGCATGGGCGCGTCTATTCAGGAGCTTCGTGATGATCTCGATGCGGGTGGTGCGGTTGGATATCACACCCACGTAGTCGCCGACATTACCGACTTCCCGTCCTTTGCGGTTGGTGATTTTGTCCTTCGTGCCGGCGACTCGATGCTTGGCAATCTGGTGTTTCCGGAAGGCTTCAAAGTAGTGATCGGTGATGCCAACCAGATGAACATCTGGCACACCGGTTCCGATGTGCGCTTCGAGCAACCGACGACGATGGATGTTCGCTTTGTGCGTGGTGGCATCAACACGATCTGGATGAAGCAGTCTGGTGAGATCGAGTTCCAGACGGGTGGCTTCCTGAGCTTGTTCAAGGGCTCGATGCGCGTCGAGCAGATCCTCAGTGCGGCAAATCTGCGCACGTGGGGAGATCGCGTGCAGTTGTTATCCGAGACGGTGGGTGCGCCAACGCGCAACGCACTGCTGGAGGTGGTCCGCGGAGGCCTGCCTAACGTAGCGCTGCGCTGGAATGAAACGCTCGATCGCTGGGAGATCACGCGGGACGGCAACAACTACTACCAGATCCTCGACTTTCAGAACATCGATGGCGATAAAGGCGACATCACCGTTTCCGCTACCGGCACGGTATTTACGATCGACCCGCAAGCCGTGACCTATGCGAAAATGCAGAACGTGAGCGCCGCATCCAAACTCCTTGGAAGGGGGGATTCAGGAGCCGGCAGCCCACAAGAGATCAGTCTGGGCACAGGACTTGCCATGACTGGTGTAACGCTCTCCGCAACGGGTGGCGGCGGCGACAGCTGGATGGCATGGGCGGGTCTATAGGATGTCCTTCGTAGGAAAAACGCTCGCTGATGGTCAGCTGCCGACCACGCAGACCGCGATCTATACGGTGCCCGCGAGCACGCGCGCGATCATCAAGTCAGCCGACTTCGTCAACAATATCGCTACCGTCCAAGCGATCCAGTTATGGATCAAGCGATCAGGCGGGACGTCGAGGCGGGTGTGTGCCGTCAGCAACCTTTCTGTTGATGAAAAGATAGAAGCGGTCAGCGATGGCGAGTCTTGGAGCCTTGCCGCTGGCGATATCATTGAGGGGATGACCACGACTGCAGCCGCGGTCGACTACACCATCACCGGGGCCGAGGAGACGCCGTGAGAGTTCTACGATCTGACGGCAAGCTTAAGGTTGACGCCGGAATCGTTACCGGCGCGCAGCCCATCGCGATCAGCGCCGGTACGCAGTCGGCATCAACCGGCACAATCCTCTTCTCCAACTCGAACAGCATCTCGTTCGGGATGTCGAACAGCTCGATCATCACAGCCAGCGTCGATGCTGTATTTCGCGCTGGCGTCTCCACGGGCGGGAACACCACGGGCGACACCCGAGTTACTGGCGGGCAGATCGTCTTCCAAGGCTCTAACAACATCACGCTGAGTCAGATCACGGGCGCTGGCAACGCCAACACAGTAGTCATCTCGGCGTCGAGTGGCGGCGCATCCGTCGATGCATCGTGGAACTTCGATACGTCGACGGTCGCTGCGGATCCGGGGAACAAGAAGTTCCGCCTGAACAACGCGACGCTGGCATCGGTCACCGAGATCTACGTCAACGATACGACGAACCAAGGCTTTGATATTGGTCAGATCGCCTCGTTCTTGGCGTCGGGAATGCGGATCTATATCCAGCAGAAAAACGACTCAACGCGCGCAGCTCTCTTTCAGGTAACTGGCGCAGCAACAGACAACACCGGCTGGTGGACGATCCCGGTCTCCGTTGTGAATAGCGGGACGATCTATCAGGCCAACGCTGATTGCGCATTCGTATTCGTTCTTTCCGCAGCCAGCGCGTCAGCGAACATCACTGCGTTCGCAACCTCGAACACGACCCAGTCGAGCACCGGAATCCTTTCCACCAACTCGATGATCTTCGCGGGCGCTGGCGGCGTCTCTGTGGGGATCAGCAACGGTAGCGTTGTGATCTCGGGCGGTGGCGGCGCGCCGTTCGGTATCAGCGCGGGTACGCAAAGCGTATCCACCGGCACGATGGTGTTCTCCGACTCGAACGGTGTTTCGTTCGGCATGTCTGGGTCCTCGCGAATCACCGCCTCGGTCGACGGCATTAAGTCGATCAGTGCCGGCACTACGCGCGCGACGAATGGAGAGGTGGTCTTCTCCAACAGCAACAACGTGTCGTTCGGAATCAACGGCAACACAGTGACGGCGTCAGTGACGATCGCCACGTCGCTGACCAACATCAACGTCAGCGCGGGCACCACGTCGAACAACCTGAGCGCGATGGTCTTTTCGAACTCGAACAACGTCTCGTTCGGTCTCAATGGCTCTACGATCACGGCGACCATCACGGTTCCGCCAGAGACGCCGTTCGGCGTGAGCGCTGGTACGCAAAGCGTATCAACTGGAACGATGATATTTGCGAACAGCAACAGCATCACTTTCGGGATGTCTGGCTCTTCGCAGATCACGGCAAGCTTCTCCACGCTCCCCGAGACACCGTTTGGAATTAGTGCCGGAACGCAATCAGCGTCGACCGGAACCATGGTCTTCTCGAACAGCAACAACTTCACGTTTGGCATGTCGGGCAGCTCTCGAATCACTGTGAGCTACACCGCGCCAGTGGTATCGAATGCGCTGCAATCCGTTGGCTCGGCGACGGGGTCAGGCACTAACACCTCGCGCTTCGCTGCAGATGATCACGTGCATGCCGGCGTGTTCTCCATGGGCGTCTCAACCGCTGGTAACACAATCGGCAACACGCGCGTCGACGTGGGTCAATTCGTCTTCCAAGGCGGCGCGAACGTCACGCTCAGTCAGATCACTGCGATCAACGCTCTGAACACGATCCTCATCTCCGCTGCTGCGGGTGGTGGCGGTGGCATGGGCATCAGCGCTGGCACCCAGTCAGTCTCGACCGGCACGATGATCTTCGCGAACAGCAACTTCGTTACATTCGGGATGTCGGGTTCATCGCAGATCACCGCGAGCTATACAGCTCCGGTGGTATCGAATGCAATTCAGGCTGTTGGTTCCGCGACTGGATCCGGAACGAATACCTCGCGCTTTGCCGCTGACGATCACGTTCACGCGGGCGTGTTCTCTATGGGTGCCTCGACTGCCGGCAACACGCTGGGTGACACGCGTGTAGGTGCCGGGCAGTTCGTCATTCAGGGAGGCCCCAACATCACGGTGAGCCAGATCACCGCCGCTGGCGCGCTGAACACCATCGTTCTCTCTGGTGGCGCAGGCGCGGCCGGTAATACCGGTTCCCTCAGCGCGGGCACAACACGCGGAACGCTTGGCGAGATCGTCTTCGCGAACTCGAACGGCGTCTCGTTCGGCATGAATGGTCAGACCATGACGGGGTCTGTCGCCACGAGTCTGACCAACATCAACGTCAGCGCCGGGACGACCTCCAACAACCTCAGCGCAATGGTGTTCAGCAATTCGAACAACGTTTCGTTCGGAATGAATGGCTCGACCGTGACGGCAACGATCACGGTTCCGCCAGAGACGCCGTTCGGCATCAGCGCCGGCACTCAGTCAGTCTCGACTGGCACGATGGTCTTCTCGGATTCAAACGGCATCAGCTTCGGGATGTCGGGCAGCTCGCGCATCACCGCAAGCTATACGGTCCCGACTGTTATGGGCATCAGCGCCGGCACGCAGAGCGTGAACACCGGCACGGTGGTGTTCTCAAACTCGAACAACGTCACGTTCGGTATGTCCGGAAGTTCAAGGATCACGGCAAGCTTCTCGGAGACGCCGTTCGGTATCAGTGCGGGCACTCAGTCAGTCTCGACCGGCACGATGATATTTGCGAACAGCAACAGCATCACCTTTGGGATGTCGGGTTCGAGCCAGATCACGGCGAGCTTCTCGACGGCACCCGAGACGCCGTTCGGCGTGAGCGCTGGTACTCAGAGCGTGTCCACCGGCACGCTGGTATTTAGCAATTCGAACAACATCACTTTCGGGATGTCTGGCAGCTCGCGGATCACCGCGAGCTTCTCGACCTTGCCGGAGACGCCGTTCGGGATCAGTGCCGGCACGCAAAGCGTGTCGACCGGAACCATGGTGTTCTCCAACAGCAACGGCATCAGCTTCGGGATGTCGAACTCGAACGCAATCACCGCGAGCTTCACGCGAAACGTCGCCTCGAACGCGATTCAGTCTGTTGGCTCGGCGACCGGATCCGGAACAAATACCAGCAGGTTCGCCGCTGACGATCACGTGCATGCTGGTGTCTTCAGCATGGGCGTCAGCACGGGCGGCAACACCGCCAACCAGACGCGCGTTGATGCGGGGCGCTTCGTCTTCGAGGGCGGTAACAACGTCACCCTGTCGCAGGTCACCGCGGCCGGCGCGCTCAACACCATCGTCATCTCTGCCGGGGGCGGCGCGGGCGGCGGCAACATCAACGCGTTCGCAACTTCGAACACGACGCAGTCGAGCACCGGGGTTCTCTCGACCGCGTCGATGATCTTTGCCGGTGCTGGCGGCGTGTCGGTCGGGATCAGCAACGGTAGTGTCGTCATCTCTGGTGGGGCCGGTGGAGGCGGCGCGTTCTCTGCGGGTATCTCGACGCAGGGCAACACGGCTGGCACGACTGGCTTTATTGGCAGCCAGATCCAGTTCGTCGGATCGGGTCCGATGTCGCTCTCGCAGTCGGTGAACGGTCAGTCAGCAACGCTATCGATCATTGGCCCGGCAACGTCCAGCTTGTCAGCGACAGGCATTGTCTCAATCTCTGTTAACGCCTCGACGATCAGCATCGGCGCGCCGCTGGGCGGAGGCATTACCCTCGAAGGCTTCATGCCAGCCGGTTTGATGGACGCATTGTGGGTAACCACAGTAGCCGGTCAGAGCACGGTGATGGTCGAGCCGATGGACGTGCCTCTCGCGTTCAAATTCGACCGCATCCTTCAGCCGATTTTCATGACGGCTACATCGAATTCGTCGGGCTCTCACACGCTGTCGTTCCATGTCGGAATTTTCACTCGCAACGGCTCTACGTTATCGTTGCTGAGCAGCACATCGACAACTTACGCGCTCACACATTCTGGAACGGCGGGCAGTTATAGCCGGTGGTCAGGCCTGCGTTTCATGTCGATTCCATGGACGGGAACGCTGACAGCCGGCAACTACTGGATGGCGTTCTTGAGTCGCACCACGACCGCTGGAGCGGGCGGTGCCAGCTATTCGCAGATGGCTATTTCAAGGCTAAACTCGAACATCGTCGGCCACTTCAATACGGCGGCTCTCACGCTCGGCATCCAGTTTCCTGAAGGCCTTGGAACATTTAACGCTGGAGTGTCAACTATGCCCGGTAGCATGGGATTTTCCGACTTGCGCGGGACGGCATCGCAAGCGATTCGCCCACTGGTGTATTACTTTGCGAGCGACACGCACAACGCCGTCGCTTAACGATCCAACAGAGGGGATAAGATGGCTGATAACAAGATTGAATACGGTGCCAGCGCGGCAATCGCGATCACGCTGGCGTCACTGGCGAGCGACACCAGCCTTCTCATTGGCCGTCAGTCAGACATCGTCAACAACACGGTCAACAAGTACCTCGACTACATCGTCGCCGGGAAGATCACCACCGGGACCACGCCAACCACCGCGCGGTATCTCGACGTGTGGCTCTTCGGTCAGGTTGAGGACACCCCCATATACCCAGATACCTTGGCTGGGATAGACGCGGCGAGAACCCTGACCAGCGCAGAGATCAAATTCAACGCGCTCGCGAACCTCGCATCAATACTGGTGAGCGCGACAAGCAACATCACATACTGGATTAGGCCAACCAGCGTAGCGTCGCTGTTTGGTGGCGTGGTGCCGAAGCGGTGGGGGGTCTGGGTCGCGCACTCTTCAGTGGCCGCGCTTCATGCGACGGGATCTAACCACGCGTTCTGGCAAACCCCGGTGTACGCGACGCTGATATGAAGCGCGCAACATTCAACGGCACGAGGATTCTCAGGCCGTTTCGGGCTGCGTCAGGTGTCGCAACCACGCGCGTTCAGACTGCGCTCGGCGGGCAGCCGCGGCGCATTTACATGGGGATGTGGTGTAGGGTTTACGCATCGACGACCAACATCCCATTGATGTCCGCATGGGATCCAACGACGCTCAGCACTGAGACGACCCTGACCATTGATGGGGCGGGCCTGTTCCGGTTGACGGTCACGGGTGCCGTCACCGTAACGCAGATCGGGCCACCGGCTGATGGGACTTGGTTCTACATCTTTTTTTACGCTGACGACACCATTACGCAGGCGACGTGGGCGCAGTACGGCAGGCGCTTCCAGACGACCATTCTCAGTGCTGTCTCGTGTTCCTATACCGACCAGACGCAGTCATTCGGGAACATATGGTCGCTCTCCGCAACCGGTCCGGCCGCGAGCTTCGGCGTCGACTATCTCTTCCCGAGGTTTTATCGCATCAGCGATGAGAGCATCGAAAACGGTGGGGACATCAGGCTCTTTGCTTTTAGAGAAATGTATTCACCGAAGCCGACCATAGCCTCGTTGGAGTCGAGCTGCTGGATTGATGCGTCCGACAGAAACGTCTATGGCAACGTGGATGGCGCGAGCAAGGCGCTCTGGTCCCAGACCCAGTACGACACGCCCGCTGGCGAGGTTCCGATTGGCCCGCACAAAATCACTCGGCTGCTAAAACCGATGGCGAATTACCCGCTCGTGGCTTCGTTCCCGCCGATTCCATCAACCATGGCGTGGATACGAGCGTAACGTTGATCCGGGTCGAATAAGCTATACAATCACAACGCCCCACCAAAGGTGGCGCTCGAACAAGGATGATGAATGAGCAAACCGCAGATAGTCTCTCTGCCGTCTGGACATCACAACGAAGATCTGCCGAGATCAACCGACCGCATCCTCAGAGGCGGCTCGTGGAAGAAGCAGCGCATCGTAGTTATCCTCCCCTCTGCGGATCTGATCCCGGCCAAGGTTGCACTGTCTCACTGGTCGCTGATCTTCCCGCCAAACCAAGCCACTCATCGGATGCTCGCGCTTGGCATGGAGGTGGGTGATGCCTATTCGAATACGATCAACGAAATCATTAACCACCCAGAGCTTTCGCAGTGGGAGTACATCCTCACGATTGAGGCCGACAATTGCCCGCAGCAAGACGGTGTCGTGCGTCTGGTGCAGCAGATGGAGGCGCACCCCGAGCTTGCGTGTGTCGGCGGCCTGTACTGGACTAAGGGTGTTGGTGGCGTACCGCAGATCTGGGGAGACCCGCACGACCTGCAGCTGAACTATCGGCCGCAAGCGCCAGTGAGCGGACAGCTGGTCGAATGCTGCGGCACCGGCATGGGGTTCAACCTCTGGCGCATCAGCATGTTCAAGGACGCGCGCCTGCGTCGCCCATGGTTCAAAACGCTCAATGGTACGGAAGGTCTGGGTGTCGGCACGCAGGATCTCTACTTCTGGGGTAACGCGCGTCAGTTCGGATACCGCTGCGCGGTCGATTGCGGAGTGCTCGTAGGGCACTACGACTACGCTGGCAACTTTGGTTCTCCTGACAAGATGTGGTGATGCTATGGCGAAGATGAAGTCGAAGAAGCAGGTCGGTTTGCTGTTGAGCAAGGGCAGCCCACTGACGCCGGCTCAACAGAAGAAGCTCAAAGGCGAACTCCATTCTGGCGCGGTGAAGGTCAAGAAAGGAAAGTGAAGATACTCATTACCGGTGGGGCCGGGTTCATCGGGCACCACATCGTCGAGTACTTCCTGCGCCACTCGACGCATACGATGACTCTGCTGGACCGGCTCGATCTGTCTGGCAATCTCAATCGGCTCTCTGAAGTAGTCGCTCAGCAATACGTGAGCGCGTTCGACAAAGAGAACAAGAGCCGCGTTCGATTCATTTACCACGACCTGAAGTCGCCGATCAGCGATCAGCTCGCGTATCAGATTGGCGCGCACGACATCATCTTGCACATGGCGGCAGCAACGCATGTTGATCGCAGCATCACGCACCCCATGGAGTTCGTGATGGACAACGTCGTCGGGACAACCAACATCCTCGACTTCGCGCGCAAGGTTGGGTGCCTGATGTTCATTCAGTTCTCGACTGACGAAGTGTTCGGTCCCGCCCCGCCCGGCGTCGCGTACAAGGAAGACGATCGCTACCGGTCAGGGAATCCGTACGCGGCATCCAAAGCTGGCGCGGAAGAGATGGCGATTGCCTATCACAACACTTACGGCGTTCCGGTAGTTGTGACTCACACCATGAACGTTGTTGGCGAGCGTCAGCATCCAGAGAAGTTCGTTCCGCTGGTGATCTCAAAGGTAGCTCGCGAGCAGACCGTAACCATTCACGCTGACAAGACTCTCAAGGTGTCAGGCTCACGCTTCTACATCCACGCGCAGCACGTCGCCGAAGCGATTCGATTCATCATTCGCCACGGCTCGCCGGGCGAGAAGTACAACATCTGCGGACGCAAAGAGGTGAGCAACCTTGAGCTTGCGCAGCGGATTGCCGAAATCATGGAGATCCCCCTTCTGTACAAGATGGTGGACTTCCATTCCAGTCGCCCCGGACATGACCTGCGTTATGCCTTGGACGGATCGAAGTTGCAGTCGATGGGCTTTGTGCCGAGTTCGGATGACGATCTCCGCCTCAGCGAAATTGTGTCTTGGTATACCAGCAACCCGGCGTGGTTACACACCTTGGGGGAGAAATTGAGTGATGAAGAAGAAGTTGCCTAAGCCGCGCCCAGCGGCAAAAAAGAAGTCACCCAAAAAGATTCGGGTGATCAAACCTAAGCCGGTGGCACAAGAGATCAAGCTTGATCTGGGCTGCGGCATCAACAAGGTCGCCGGCTACATCGGCGTCGATGCGATGTCGTTCCCCGGCGTCGATGTCGTTACCGATCTGCGAGAGCCGTGGCCTTGGGAAGACGACAGCGTCACCGATGTGCATTGCTCGCACTTCTTCGAGCACCTCACCAATCCGGAACGCATTCACTTCTGGAACGAGCTGCATCGCGTGCTGAAGGTTGGTAAACAGGCGCGCGTGATAACTCCGCACTGGTCTCATGCATGCGCGTACGGCGATCCGACGCATCAGTGGCCGGGCGTCAGCGAGTGGACGGTGTTCTACACGAACGCTGCGTGGCGGGCGGTCAACGCGCCGCACGTGCCGCTGACGTGCGACTTCGACTGGCAGTACACGGGCAGCTGGGATCCGTGGCTGAACGACCGGAACCAAGAGTTCAAAATGGACAACATGCAACACAACGTGAACAGCTTCAGGGACATCACGTTCATCGTCTCGAAGCGCGACCCAGCCATGAACATGGCGCAGGCTCCAGTGCAGCCGTTGGCGAATACCGGAGGGTAATGCGTGACCATTACGGTACGCAGGGCTAAGCCGTTCGACGCCTCGAACCTGTGTCGATTGCTCGATCAGGCATACGAGGACTCGGGCGGCGGCGTCTACCCGGAGGTCGACCAGCGATCAATGCTGGCGTGGGTGGCTGACGTCCTTAGCCGTGGCTACGTGATCGTCGCGGAGAAGTCCGGACGGATCGTTGGATCGATCGCTTTGTGCGATTTCCAGTTCCCGTGGAACCCCAGATGGTATCTTTCAATGGAGTGGTTTTACGTGAGCCCTGCTTTCAGAGAGAATGGCACAGCTGACGCCCTCATAAAGGCCGCGCACGCTTTCGCTGACACCGGGAAACCGGGTGGTATTAGCATCCTCGCCGGGTTGACCTCGGCCAAGCATGCCGCAGTCAAAGATCGCCTTATGCGTATGAAGGGGTACACCTACATGGGTGGCACCTTTATGAGGAAGCCAAATGAGCTGGAAGTCGGGAAGCACGAAACAGACGTCGACGTACAAGCCCCCGTCGTGGGTTGAGGACGCATCGAAGTCCGCGCTCGCGAAAGCGACTGAGTACTCGAACAAGCCCTACGAAGACTATTCCACGGCGAGCCGGTTTGCGCCGCTCACCGGTAATGAGAACCAAGCCTACGATCGAGCCGCTGCCGGCGACCCGAACATTCAGGGCGACATGGCGGCGTCGCGCGCCGCAATTCAGCAGGGTCAGCGTCGCTTCACGGAAGCCGACATGGGCGCGTACATGAACCCCTACATCAAGGGGGCGCTGGACCCGGCCGCGCGCGAGCTGGAGAAGCGCATCGCGTCGAGCAGAAACGATCTCGCCAGCTCTCAATCAAGTCGCGGAGCCTTCTCGGGTTCGCGCGCCGTGCTTGCGGATCGTGAGATGGCTGCCGCTGGCGACCAGCAGATGAGCGACCTGTGGGGCAAGGGATACGCGAACGCCTTCGAGAGCGCCTCCGACAAGTGGTACAAGGACCAGCAAAACCAGTTCACCGCGTCGGATCATTTCATGAGAAGCGCCGGTCTGGGTTCGGACCTGATCGATGCCGACACTCGTCGACTCATGGGTACAGGTCAGATCAAGCGCAGCGTCGAGCAGTCGATGAAGGACTTCGATTACGGGAAGTTCATTGAGAATCGCGACTGGGGTGTCAAGCAAGCCAGCGTGATGATCGATGCGCTGCGCGGCATCAAGGGTTCCTACACAGAGCAGAACGTCACCAAGAGCGTAAGCAGCCCGTCAGGCCTGAGCACAGTCCTTGGCGCGATGTCGACGATTGCCGGGCTCGCCCAGCCAATGGGTGGTCAGTCTGCGGCCGGCTCGCAGCTGCTGTCTGGTGGCAACGCGATGCTCAGTGGCGGGCCTGCGCTTGGCGGCGCTGTAGGCGGCGGCGCGGCGATGTCTTCTGGAATGGGATCGGCAAGCATGTTTGGTGGTGCTGGGACCGCTGGAGTTGGCGCTGGTGCCGGCACCGGGGGGTCGATGCTTATTGAGGCCGGTGCGTTGCTCGCGTAAGTGGCCGCCCTCGATAGCGATCCGTTTGATTACAGCGCGCGCTACAACGCGACGCTGACTCCGGAGGAGGAGGCCAAGTTTCAAGCATGGGCAAAGGATCACCCGAAGCAGGCGCGAGACACGTACGACTACGACGTCCGCGGCGCATGGAAAGCGAACCTTGTTGCGGAGCCCGGCAAACACGGGACCGATCGTTTCAAGAAACCCAACCACCCAACCTTCTCGACCCAGAGCGACCTGAATGGGAAAGAAGGGTTGCGGGGTGGCGTATGGGGCGAAGACAAGAGCGGGCAGGTGCAGTTCACCCCGTCAAAATTGAATCTACAAATGCATTCACCGGAAGAACTCGCGCGCTACTTCAAGGAGCGAGAGCCCGGCGTAAAGTTGGTACTGCCGGAGGATCACATGGATAGTCAAGGCCTCATGACCAAACAGCCTGACGGAAGTTATGAGGTGCGCCCCGGTGGCGCGCCTCTGACTGGGACGCAGGGGATTGGTGTGCTGAATCCAGCAAGCATTGCCGCCAACAGAGCAAAAGACCCGGCGCTCGCTATGGCGGATGCCGGCTCTAGCCCAACCTTGACCGCTTCCGCAAACGCAGCCCCGTTGGCAACGGCCGGAGGGAAGCCGGGGGTGCTGCCAAACAATCCAGCTCAGCCGCAAGCGGCGGCCGACCCGAAAGCCAAAGCAATGACACAGAAGGCGATCGATGATTCGACGCACGTAGTCAAGACCGCTTCCCCGAAGGTCGCGCGTGATGTAACCCAGCAGTTCAGGGAAATGGGCGTAGACATCGCCGCTGCGTACAACGAGATGATCAAGAAGCTTGGCGGATTCAAGACGCCTGACCTGAAGATGAGCGAGTCCGATAAGGGTCTCTTCCTCATGGACTTCGGTCTTCGCCTGATGGCGAACTCGAACGGCTACTGGACCGAAAACGTTGGCAAAGCGGGCATGGGGACGCTGGCTGACTACAAGAGCGAGATGGACAGTCGCACCAAGGCTGCCACCGACTACAACACTGAGCTGGGCAAGACCGCTGGAGCGCTTGCAGAAAGGCAGAACACGGGACAGATGGCGGCGCTGGGCGATACGTCAATCGTCGGCGACGCGCAGGGCGGCGCGGTTGAATACAACCCATCGCTGGGCGTTCTCGGTGGGGCCTACAACCCAGACACTGGCGCGCCATTGAATGCGACCGGGCCAAAGGGTGCGGCCGGAAGGGCTCCGCCGCGTCCGCTCGACGTTCAGGTGAAGTACCAGATGCTGCTCGATGCTGGATATACGCCAGCCCGAGCGGCCGAGACGGCCATCTCCGGTCTCACTGATGATAAGAAGTGGATGGAGGCGATGAAGTCCTACCTTGCCGCGTCTCAGTACACGGCGGAGTTCAACGTCGATGGCCGGGTGATTCCAAAAGACCAGATGACCGACGAGGACATCAACAAGTGGATCGCCAAGACGTACAAACTCAGCGGTCAAAGCGTCGTCAACCCGAATCCTGCGGCACCCGGCGCGCCACCCGGCGCAGCGCCCGCCCTCGACCCTGCGTATGAAGCGAAGCTGAAAGAAGCTGGCGTACTGTGAACGAAGAAGAGCTTCGTAAGCTTGCTCAAGAGGCGCATCAACGCGGAGATAAGCCGCACGCTCTGGCGCTCGCCAACAAGATCCTTGAGCTGCGCAAGGCGAGTTCCGCGCCCGGCGAGCCAGCGCTCGGAACTGCTGGCGATCTCGGCAAGTCGGCGGAGATCAGCGCGCTTATGCCTGTGTCGAGCACGCTCGACACCCTTGAGCGCGGCTCCCGTCAATTCGACCGCACAGCCAAGGGTGCTCTTTGGTCCGACGAAGGCGGCGTTCTTGATCCGGTAAACGTGAAGGACACTATGGGGACCGCCCTTTGGGGCGCTAACCAAGTCCTCAACGTAGGTACGGCGCTCGCGGGCAAGGCGTACACCGCCATTCGTGGCGAGAAGCCGCCCGAGTCGAAGTTCCTCAGCGACAAGATGGAACAGCTGAAGGCTGAGCGTAGCGCCCCTGTGAAGGCGCAGTACGACTCGGTGATGGATGCTGCGAACAATTCCGACAGCATCATCGACTTCGTGAAAAAGGCCCCGTCTCCCCTTGATGCGGGGGCGGGCTACTTCCACGCGTTCGTTGAACAGATCGGCAATACCGCTGCGTCGATGGTGGCAACCAAGGGCGCATCAATGATTAAGGCTGCGCGCGTACGCAGCAAAATGGCAAAGCTCGGTGCTACCAGCGAAGAGGTTCGTAGACAGGTTCTGAAGGACGCAACCGCGGTTGGTGTCGCTGTCGGAACCGCGACTGAGTACCAGATGGTTGCGAGTCAGGTTGGTCAACAGATCGACCAGCAGATGATGGCGATGCCGCAGTCGTCGTGGGACAAGAACGAGGACTACAAGAGGCTTCGCGAACACACCACCGATCAGGAGGCCAAACAGATCGTCACCGATCGCTTGGCTCGGCAGTACGGGCGCATCGCTGGCGTTGGCTCTGCGCTCATCAACATGCCCTTCTCTACCATGCTGGCGAAAGCTGGGGCCGGCAAAGGCGGGCTCAAGCATTGGGCTCTGGGCACCGCCACGGAAACAGTCAGCGAGGGGTCGCAAGAGTTCTGGGAAGGATTCAACCAGAACCTCGCCGCACAGAAAGTGGATCCAGATACCGAGCTGCTGAAGGGGCTCGGCGGTCAGGCCGCGTTCGGCGCGTTGATGGGCGGAGCGATGGGCGCTGTCGCATCGGTCTCGCCACGCTCGAAGGACGAGAAGGATCTCGCGAAGGCCGGCATCGATGACTACGAGAAAGCAGTAAAGGTCCGCGCCAAGCTTGAGCAGACCATGCGCGAGCCGAAGACCTACAACAAGATGTCTCCGGCGCAAAAGATCGAGACATTCCGAAAGCTTGAAGACGCGCAGCTGAAGGAGAACGAACACTTCCTTGATGTCGCGAAGGGGATGCGCAAGATCCTCACGCGCAACGATGCTCAGCCCGAAGAGTTCGATCAGATCGACGTGCTTGAGAAGATCGCGCGCGATCATATCGACAGGATCACATCGAAGCGCGAGATCCTGAAGACCGCCGCCGAGGAATCCTCCCGCCAACAAGCTGTCGCTGACCAAGTTACTGAGCTGCGCAGCGCGCGCGATCAAGGGCTCGCTTCTATAGACGACGAGAAGCGGTGGCTCGGCAGCCTGCAGCATCTGGCGGGCGGTAATGTTCTTGAAGAAGAGGCGGCCAAGGAGTTGCTCGGTAAGAAGTGGATCCGTTACCCGGACCTGACTAAGAGCCACGCTGTGCTCACCCCTTCGGGTCGGCGCGCGATCTCTGGTCTTACGCTATCGATTCAGAATCACGAGGGGCAGGGCGCGCGCACTGAAGCCGCTCTGGAGACCGTCTCGGAAACGAAACAGCCGGTTCCGGAAGTTCCGACAGAGCGCCGCGTCAACGAAAACGTGGACCGCCGCGCCAAGCTTGAGGAGATGAAGAAGCTCGATCCGGAGGCGTTCCATCGAGAGATCTTCGTCGACAAGAAGAGCGGGATCCTGAACAAGCGCGCCTACGTTGAGGCAGAGAAGACACCTTCCCCGCACACAGTGTCGATCGACGCTGACTCCCTCGCGTGGGTGAACGACAACATGTCGCACCTGAAGGGCGACGAGATGCTGGAACGCATTGGCCGCGTCCTTGGCGAGGAGTTCGGGGAGGACGCGTATCACGTCTCAGGAGATGAATTCATTGTCCGCGGAGACGACGCCGCCAAGCTCGAAGAGGGCATGCAGCGCGCCAAGCTTCGCCTGCGCCGGATGCGCGTACAGGACGCGCAGCGTGTTGTTACGCCAAGCATCACGTGGGGCATTGGCGCAAACAGAGAAGCCGCTGACGTCGTGATGAACGAGGCCAAGGTGCGCCGCCTGAAAGAAGGCAAGCGCGCCGACCGTAAGTTGCCGCCCGTTGGTATGCGGCCAAAGCCCAATGCGGCTGCCGCTGCAGGGGCAACAACCGAGCAGACGACCGACGTACCTCCGGTGCCGCCAGATGTATTGGCGTCGGAGGACAACCTCGACGACGACGAAGCTTGGAAGGAAGAGGTGACCGAGACGGCCCTTACGGCGTCGACCTTCGCTGAGCGCATGCGCAGCATGGCGATGAAGATGCGCAACCTCTACAAGGCATCAGTCGGAGAGCAGCGCGCGCTCGAAGACAGTCCTACCGCTCCACAATTCAACACGCGTCGACTTACGGATCTCGCTGCCGAATGGCGGATCCTGCAGGCGCAGGCGGTCGACGAATTCGAGGCGTGGCGTTATGAGGTCACTCCCGATACGGAGCTGAATGAGGCGCTCGTCGCCAAAGCGCGTTTCCGATATCACAACCTGCCGGCAAACATCCGCGCGGTTTACGACGGCAAGGCTCGCGACTTCTACAGCTTGATCCTTGCGGAGCCATTCCTGACCGGGCAGGACGCGTGGGTGATCGAGTACACGGGCCTGCTTGCGTATCGTGTTTGGGATGAGACTTTGCTCGCTCGACAGCTGAAGCTCCCCGCCCCGATGACGACAATCGGTGGCGGCAAATTCACGCACGGCATCATCTCAACGTCAGACATGGCTGAGCGTATAAGGCAGCTCGTGCAGGACTCGGGTGATGCGTACGCTGAAAATGATGCGAACAATCAATTCCTGAGCGAGTTCCTGCTCAGTGATCTGCGCAAAGAGGCGACCAACCGCAACCGTCAGCTACAGATCAAACCAGACGAGGCGAAGTGGTCGTCCATTCACCTGCAGCCGGAAGGCGCGGTGCGCCCAGTGACTGCCGCGGACGTGTTGATCTATCGCGTCGAGCGCTACATCACCAAGGGTTACGAGAGCGGCGGGCAGCACCCGTTCGTTATCAACCAGAAAGAGATGACGGCATATCGTGAATCCGACGACAAGCTTGCGTCGTGGTACGCGCGCATGCACGCCGCAACCGACTCGGTCATGGCTCCGGGGTTTTACGACAGGGTTGCAAAGGGGCGATACATCGAAGTAGCGGTGGGCGGAAAGTCCGTTCGAGGCAGAGTCATCTCATCCACCGAAAAGGCGCTCACCGTAGAGTGGGTTGGCCCGCAGGCGTGGGATCCGGATGAGGGGCAGGTCTCGAACACCGCTCGATTCGCCAAGTCGACTGGACTCCAGATCAGTCAGCGCGTTTCGAAGGATGGAATTCCAATTGATGAGCAGATGTTCCGTTGGCCCGGACAGGCTCGGCTTGGTCGCGTCCATGTCAATGGGCACTGGCGCACCGCAAGGGAACTAAGCAGAGAGATTGACGCGCTCGACAAGGAGATCGAGAACCGCATGCCGCGCACGCTCCAAAGCTGGCGCGCAGGTCAGCGGAAGAACTCCGCAACGAGTGAGGAGCACGCGGCTGCGGAAGCGATCATTCGCAACATGACGGCGGGGATCAACCTCCCGGCTGACTACATCTATGCTCATTCGAATGGCACGACCATCCCAAGGGCGATGCAGGGATGGCAGGCGAACCGACCCAACGCGAGACGCTATGGATGGTGGGACCAGAACGACGTCTCTGACGGAATTCATCTGGTGCTCAGCGACATCAAGAAGGGCGTTGAGGCCGGCGTGTTCCCCAGCTTCGAGCACGGTGTTGCAGAGACGATTGCTCACGAGCTGTTCGGCCACTTCGGAATCCGCGGTCTCATCGGTAATGACCCAGATCTGATCAACATCATGAAGGCGGTAGTCGAGGCGTTCCCGCAGGAAGCCGCCTACTTCGCGTCCGAGTTCGGGTACACGCCACAGGTTGCTGGTGAAGAGATCATCGCCGCGCTCGCGCAGCGAATACTGATCGACAACATGAAGCTGTCGACTAAGCAGTTGAGCATCTGGAAGAAGTTTTTGTTCTGGTTGCGCGAGGCGATGGCGAAGCGCGGCTGGCATAAATGGATGAAGGGTCCGCTTGCGTTCAACGACGAGCAGCTCGGCTACATGGTAGCGCGCGCTCAGGAGGCACTACAGCGATCGGCCAACTGGAAGTACAAGCACGGCGAAGGGCGCGTCAGCACGCCGCTGTCGATGCGCGACAGCGATATGTTCCAGTCTGCCCTGCTGCACGACATGAGTCGCTTCCGCCCGACCAGCAAAGCGGAACGCAAGGCCGGCATGCCGGTTGGTGTGCCAGTCATTCCCGATGAGGCCACCGCTGGGGGATTCCTCAACGCATTCCGTGCGCTGATCAAGGACAAGGACAGCGCCGTCAAGCAGCTGGACCTTGATACCGCCGCGCTTGAGGAGTGGCTGGAGAATCTGCGTAACGCGGACGTCTTGGCTTACGCTCCAGAACAACTCGAACAGATCATTGGCGAGGTTCCGAATGACGTCAAAGAATTCGCTGCTGGGCTGATCAACCCGGCGCTATCAGTAAGCCAAGGCATGGCTGTTGTGATGGGTCTGCAGGAGTGGGCTTCGAAACCTCTTCATAAGAAGGCGCGCATTCCATCGAGCATGATCGAGACGTATTTGATTGACGCAGTTCCGGCAGTGATGGTTCACCCAGCTGCCGGCTACCGGAACGGTGACTACAACCCGTTGGTTGGCCGCGACGACGAGGGCAACTGGCTGCCTGATCCCGCGATGGATCCGGGCAATCCGCAAGGCGAAGGCGTTGGTTGGTGGAGCACCGCGCTATCCGGCAAGAACGTGCGCAACTACTTGCTGGCGCAGGTCAATCCGAAAACACGCGCCCCGTATGTCGAGCCGCACTGGACCAAAGCACCGAAGTCGAAGGGAGAGAACGTCTATCTGCACATTCGTGTGTCTGATACTCAGGATGCTGAGGCGGTATTCGGCACAGCGACCCCCGCCCCGAACCCAGCCAAGACGGGGCGTGCGTATCACGTTGGCGAGGTGCAGTCGACGTGGAATCAAAACCAAGGTCGCTTCATTCAAGGGGAGATGGACAAGCGCAACACGCAAGCGATGGCGCATATGGTCTCGCGCGAGCTGGCAGCTGGCGGCTTGAATGGATTATTTGGGGAGATCGGGCGACAGCTTGCCGCAGGGGTTGAGTTCGGTCACGAGAAAGCGAAGAAGATGCGGGCGGAGAACGACGGGACCAGCACCTTCTACCGCGCCCTGCAAAAAGCACAGCTGAAAAACTACGCGTCGCACATCGAGAAGACCAAGCTTGAGGCACAGCGTTCGCTTCGAATTCTTAGCGAAAAAACGATCAGCCCAAACGATATCCGGTGGGACGAGTTCAAGCGCCTGAGCGTGATGATCGCTTCATACGACAACCTGATCGAAATCTTGGAAGATAAGTTTGATCCGGTTGGCCGTCACAACCCTAATGGGGCGCTCGATTTTCCAGAGACGCAGGAGTCTTTGCGGTCGATATTCGGCAACATCACGCAGATGTTCTTGAACGGAAACACCGAACACACGCACGCGGCATTTCTTGCCGGTGACGACATCCTGTTTGAGCGATTCGCCAATTCGCTCCTTGGGTTCTTTGCGGCAGGCGGCGGCCTTCAGACGGGCGACAAGAAGGGTTATGACGCGCTCGGCGACGTTATCGAAAAGCTGAAGTCGGAGCGCGCGCTGGGCGATTCGTTGCGCATCGTGATTCCCGATGGCGTGTTGCCGTGGACGCGCGAGATTCGGGCGCAGGGGCAAGTAGGGCCGGCAGCCAACCCGTTTGAGTACGTGTGGACGAGCCTCGGGCTCAAGTACTCCATGAAGGATATCTTGCGAGGCAAGTCGTTGGACATTGGTGTACCGCTAATAGACGCGGACATCTGCGGCGACCTGTTGGATAGTTCAATCGCCGTATCGCAAGCCTCCAACGGCGACATGGTCATCGACATTCCGTGGGGTTCCAATTTCGAGGCGAACCTGCTTGAGCGGAGAGTAGCCGGGAAGATCTTCGAAGCTGGCTTTCGCGAAGCGTTCGCCGATCTCGCCAGACTTACCGAGCATGGTCGCGAAGAAGACGACCGTATGCGTACGAGTTCGATCGTGAACGTACTTCGCAACGCGTCAATGCGCAACGAGGAGCAGTGGGCCGACACCATCGCCGGAAAGATGATGAACACCACGGGCCACATGACAGCGCCGCGGCACATCCCGCGGGTATCGACGCTGATGTCTGGATTCCCTGTTCGCGCCCTGAACGCGCTCGCCAAAGAGGATGCGGATGTTCGAAACCAACTCGACAATTTGCACCTTGGCGGCATTCCATCGCTCGAAGAGTTTTCCGAAGATTGGGTGGGTTCCGTTCTGTTCAACTACGTCCTCAATCCACCAGAGGATGACCCGAAGATCTGGAGTCGCATAAGCGACGAAAACGGGCCGCTCGACGAAAGGAACACGGAATATCTCCTGACGTTGGCCGAGGTATCGGATACCAAGATTCCGTTGGATGAGGCCAAGGGTGCGCTGGAGAGCGCGCGTCGCAAGTGGCTCATGGACCAGCACTTCCATGTTTCCGACCAAGACAACGAGCACGCATTGTTTGCGTACGCGCGGCAAGAGACCGCCTCGCGTTGGTTCAATCTTGAGGGCGGAACTGTCCTAAGGACCGTTCCCAGAAAGTGGGACAAACAAACCGGCGTGGTGACAGCGTCGTATCAGGTCTACGTGACCGCTGTTGATACGGATGAAGAGGGCGTGTTCGGGCCAACGAATGTCAAAGGTTGGTTCATCTACGACGACCTCTACAATCGAATCGAGCAGGATGCCGTTTTCGACACTGACGACGACATGACGCAGGTGCGCAGCGAGGCCGCTAGATGGCTTACGACGCTATGGATGTACCACGAGGTCTTGCCTGAGCTGAGCGTCATGCAGAGCCTGTACGGCGACAACCTCGCCCACCACAGCGCTCATGAAGCAATTGCTTGGCTTCCCGAGAAACTTGACTGGGAGGCGGTAGCAAAAAATCTCACCGAGAAGACGCAATACATTTCGGTCCACGATCCCGCCGACTTCAAGAAGGTCTACAAGCAGGTTCGCGATGCCGCGACTAAGTCGGCCATGGGGGTGGATCAATACGCCGTCGACGAATCCGTGTTCAGCCACGATGACGTGTGGCGCACGCACGCGCTCAAATTCATTCTCATGGATGCGATCCGTCATGGCTACGCAAAGATCCAGTGGCAGCCGGGCGAGGCCAACACGTCGCGCGGAGGGGTGAGCCCGAACCTGATCGACAATGTCGACAGTATCAAGTTCAGGCGTGCGCAGATGGACGGGAAAGAAGTCTACGTCGTCAAGTACCACGCTGAGCAGATCTACATTCCGACAGAGTCGCTAGACGCTGTGTTCGGAATTGATGTCGCCGACTTCATGAAGAAAGCGGTTCCTCCTGAAGGGCCGGCAATAGACGCCCCGATACTCTCCGTCTCGAAGGCTGGTGACAGATGGGTGGTGATCGATAAGTCCGATCGCATCTACCAACCGTACAACACTGGCGCGGTGGTAGCGACCTTCGATACAGCGGAAGAGGCGTGGGGCTATGCGGGAGAGCGAGCGGCTCAGCCCGGTGAGGTTCAGGCCAACAAGCCTGTGTACATGAGCGCTACGCGCGCCGACTTCAACGGCCCCATCAATGTCGTGCTCGCGCGCAGGTCAAACGACAAATTTGACCCCATGTCGAGTTTCATTCCGCACAACGCGCGCGTTATTCAGGGCGGCCGGATCGCATACGACAGGGCGCTGGTGAAGACGTGGAATAAGTACCTGAAGAACTTCGGCGTTCAGATCTCCTCCGGCGCTGCAGCTGTCACAGAGGAGGCTGCCCAAAAGGCGATCAAGGGCGAGGGCGGCAGGCGCGTCAACTTCATCACGCCAACGTACGAGAACGCGTATCCGAACCCGCGCGTGGCAAAGCTCGATGGGGAAGACCTCTACGTGCTGTTGTCCGACAACAAGCAGATCGACAACACGGTTTATCAAAACGAAGAGGCGGCCTACATAGCGCTCGAAGCGAGGATCGCTGCGTGGGGCGGGTCGATCGATAGGGAGGCGGTCAACAAAGCGATCAAGGTCCACGAGATCGTGATCAACGATGCGTTGCGCGAGTACTTCAAGGAAGGCTCGATCCCGCTGTTTCATCAATCACCAACGCAACCGCCGAACAGGCTGACGGCCGAAGAGCGGCTGATGACAAAGGTTGGGGTCAAGAGGCGGAAGCGCCCCTTGAAGCAAGTGGTTGCCGAGGCGATGGAAAACATCCGCAACATCGCGCACCAGAGAATCTTCGATCGCTTCCATGGAATCAGGCAGGCGTTCGTTGACGCGCAGCTGTGGGACACGGTAGCTGACGAGAAGAACCCGTACTTTGCTGCGCGCCTTGGAACCAGTCTCGACTCGCACGTGAAGTCGGCGCTTGAGTACGGCGTTCCGGTTTGGAAAAACGGCGTGTTCTCAGCTGATGGCAAGGGGTTGCTGGAGGTACTCAGTCCCATTGCGCACGAAACCAGTCGGTGGGGTGCGTTCATGGCGGCTCGACGCGCGCAGCGACTACTTGGCGAGGGCAAGGAGAACCTCCTTGAAGCCGATGAGATCGCTGCTGGCCTCGCGCTTGGGGTGAAGTATCCGATCTTCCAGCAGGTGGCTGACGAATACGCTGCATGGAACAAGCGGTTGCTCGACTTCGCGCAAGAGTCGGGGATCATCAATGCGGAGACGCGCGCTCTTTGGGAGCACGCGGACTACGTTCCGTTCTACCGCATCAGTGACGATCGCCTGATGGGCGCGCTGGGCCGGAACATTGGGCTGGCGAATCAGAAGAACCCCATCAAATCCCTCACGGGCGGCACCGACTATCTGGGCGACATCGTCACCAACATCATGGTGAACATGGTCAACCTGATCGACGCATCGGTGAAGAATCGCGCGGCGTTGCTGGCGGTCGACGGGCTTGCCGGATCCGGAAAGATCCAGCTGTCCGCCAGCCAAGGCGCGCAGACGCTTCACCCGAAGCTGATGGCGCAGATGGTTGGCCCGAACATGATTGACGGAGCTGACATCGGGCCGAAGCTGAAGGCGATCCAGAATCAATTTCTCGTGACGGACTCGGCGCTGACCGCGGCGATCCCCGGCATGACCGCGAACCGCATGACCGCAACGATGACGGGCAACCGAGCCAAGATATCGCTCACCGAGGTCAACCAGATCCTCGAAGCGATAGAGACGGTCTCCGGTGCCGGGAACGTCGTGCCGCGCGCAACCGTGCTCACCGACAACGTCATATCGCGGGTCGGGCTGGCGCGCGAGCAGAAGCTGGTGCCAGCGGCAGAGATCAAGCGCTCGCTGCAGCAGGCCGGCGTGAGCGCGAAGCTGATCAACTCGATACCGCAGGCGGCCTTCGAGGGGTTGCGCATGATGTGGACCCTGTCGCCGCCCAAGGCGAAGGGAACCTTGTCCGTGATGCGCGATGGCAAGGTGGAGTTCTACCACACGCCAGACCAACTGCTCTTCGACGCGATGACCTCGCTCAACATGCCAAGATTTGGATGGTTCGTTGCGGCGCTGCGCTACCCGAAGCGCTTGCTGACGTCGACCATCACGCTGGATCCGGGCTTCATGATCGCCAACTTCCTCCGCGACTCCGTGTCGTCGTGGGTTATCGCGCGCGACTGGCAGACGCCATTCGTGCATGCAGCGAAGGGTGCGGTCGACGCGTATCGCGAGGACAAGGACTTCCGGACGATGATGTCCGCTGGCGCGGCGTTCGAGAACGGCTATCTGAACTACGGCGACCCTGACGCAGTACACCGCCTGATGCGCAGGAGCATGCGCAAGAAGGGTTACCGGGCGAGCCTGCTGGATTCCCCCAAGAAGCTCTACGAGGCGTATCGCGCGATCGGCAGCGCCACGGAGAACGCTTCCCGCATGGCAGTGATGCGCGCCGCCAAACGCAACGGCGCGAGCGATGTGAGGGCCGCGTACGAGGCGAAGGATCTGATGGACTTCTCGATGGGCGGCTCATCGAAAGTGATTCAGTTCCTCATCCAGACCGTGCCGTTCTTCAATGCGCGTCAGCAAGGCATCTACCGGCTCGGGCGCGGGGCTGGGCTACGCGGTGAGGGCGGCGCTGGTGCCTTCGCCCTGCGTGGCATGTTGGTGGCTCTGGCGGGCCTTGCGCTGTTCTGGAAGTACAAAGACGACGATCGCTACAAAGATCTGGAGGAGTGGGATAAGGACACCAACTTCCACTTCTGGATCGGTGACGAGCACTACCGCCTGCCCAAGGGGTTCGAGGTTGGAGCGATCTTCAACACGATCCCTGAGCGCGCGGTGGAGTACTTCTTCAACGAGTCGGGCGACGACGAGAAGCTCCTGTGGGACCGCTTCGCGTTCATGGTCACGCAGACGTTTGCGTTCAACCCGATCCCGCAGGCGTTCGTGCCTTTGGTGGAAACCGCTGCCAACTACAACTTTTTCACTGGCCGATCGATAGCAAATGAGTATGAGATCAGCGCCAAGTTGCCGCAGGACCAGTACCGTTTCTACACGAGCCCCACGATGATCGAGCTGGCGCGCCACATTCCCGGCGAGGTTCAGTTTCGGGCGCAGAAGCTTTCGTCGCCGCTGTTCCTGCAAAACCTCTACGGAGGATATTTTGGCACGCTGGGACGATACGTCCTCATGGGGTCGGATGCTATTGTGCGCTCGGGGTTCGGGTATCCGGACATCCCAACGCTCGGTCCGCAGGACTACCCGGTGCTCGGCCGCTTCTCGCGCGGGCCAGATGTGCCACGGCGCACGAAGTACGAGGAGCAGTTTTACGATCTGCTCTCCAAAGTGAAGCAGGTCGACGGCAGCTTCAAGTACTACGAGGCGAAGGGGCCAAAGACGCGGGTCCAAGAGACGTTCGAAAAGTTTGGCGACTACGTGCGGATTTCGGAGGGCGTCAACGATATCCAGAAGGAAGTGACGCAGATCAATTCCGAGATGCGTGACGTGTACAACTCGACCTCGAAGTCGAGCGATGAAAAGTACACGAAGCTCAACCAAATGCAGGCGAAAAAGAACCTGCTGCTCAAAAAGGGCGCGGCGCTCAGGCCGAACGCGGCGGAGTCACCTGACGTGCGGTCGAGCGTTCAGAAGAAGCTTTCTTCCGCGGACCCGCCAGAGAAGATTTCGGAGAACATCAAGGGGGTTGCCCCTACAATGGCGGCGTTGATTTTGGACGTGGCTGGGATGTCCATGCGCGACGCTGAGAGCCTGATGTCATGATTATCACGACGGGTATTTGGCTTTGGATCATGGGTTCTGTGATCGCCCTAGTCGGGTGGGAGTGGAAGAAGATGGCGCAACTGCGCGAAGAGTTTGCGGCTGTCAAAAAGGAGATGGCTATACTGCATGCTGAGCACGCAAAACTCCTGACAGGGAACTCCATAGAGAACACCGCTGTCCTGCGCGACCTGACGCACGCGGTCGAGCGCCTGTACGATTCGATGGACGATCTCGCCCACTACATTCGTTGGCTCGGCGAGGCCGTCACCAACACCAAGCCGCCGCCACCCATCTCCAGAAAGACGCGATCGTGATCGCAGACGATAAATGGAAAACCGTCGCCCAGCGTATCGATCTGTTCCGCGTGGTCCCGCGGGCGATTGTTTTCGGGTACTACACCTTCTTCGCCCACGCGTGGTACTACGTTGTCACGTGGTTCATGCACTTCGATTGGGCGCAGGTCAAAGGCTCGGAGGCTTCCGCGCTCGCTGTGGCCGCGTTCCCGGCCGCTATCCTTGGTGTGCTGACAGGCGTACTCTCGACGATCACTAAAAGCTACTGGGAGAGCGGGGTAAAATGGGAGTCTTCAAATGCCCCCGGTGATCCTAAAACTCCTGACCAATAAGTTTGTTTGGGGCGGCATCGCCGCCGCGCTGATCCTCAGCTTCGTGGCCATTCAATCGTTGCATCTCAAGCACGCGCACGCAGAGATCGAGGATCTGAAGGTGCAGCTGAAAGATGCGCGAGCGGCAACCGATGTGGCAATCAACGCCAACGGCACCAACCTCGAAGTGATCAACGCGCTGCAGGATCAGCTTCAGACCATGATCGAGCAGCGCGCCTTCGATGCCGAACAGCGCAAGGCGGAGATCGTCAAGCGTGACGCCCTGCTCGTCGCGGCGCGCAAAGAGACCGACACGCTCAGGAGAAAGATCAATGCCGGCTTCCAGAGCAGCGCAAGCTGCACTTCGCTACAAACGCTTCGTGTGGATACTGCTTGTTCCGATGTTGCTGATCGGCTGCGCGAGCGAACCGCGAGTCATCACTCGAACTGAGAAGGTTGAGGTCAAGGTCGAGGTGACCAAACCTCTGCCGGAACAATTGACCGCGCCGCTTCCCTACCCCGAGCCACTAGGTGAGACCTTCACCATCGGTGATATCATCGAGTCCCTGATCGGATCGTATGACACGATCGATCAATGCAACCGAGATCGAGCTACCGCAAAGAGGATCACCGACGATGCCGGCCAAGAGTAGAGCGAACCGCGAGTTCAATCAGTTCTCGGGTGAAGGTCGCAAGTACGCGCCGAAGGAGAAGCCGCGCGCGGAGCGCAAGACCGAGGAGTTTCCCGAGCCGCCCGGTCCGGAAGAGCCCGACACCTACGTCGAGTCGAGTCCGTACATCGGCGGAAACCGCGTCAGAAACACGCGCACCCTTTGAGGCAGACGCTCGGCCTATTCCTTCTGATCGTTGGCGGCGTGAGCTTCATGCCGTTTCCGTTCGCCGGTAGCATTGTCATGCTGGTCGGCCTGCGAATCATCTGGCTCGGTCGGAACAGCGAGTCGCTTGAGATGCTGTTCTTCTACGGCTCGATCGCGTCGATAGCGTTGCTCTTGGCGTGAGGATCTAGATACACCACCCCGTCGAACCGCAGCCACTCGCGCGCCTCGTGCAGCTCGCAGTATTCGATCGACTTCAGGATCGCGTCCTTCAGCCCCACATCATCCGCCACCTTGTACTCATGGGAGCTGTGGAAGTCTCGCTGCGCGTGGGGCGGGACTGAGTCGGCCGCGCGCCAACTTACCCGAATGCGCACCTTCCAGCAGCGCATCATCTCGGAGTACTCAGACGACTCGTAGACGATGTCCCAGCCCGGCTTGTACGTGATCTTGGGCAGCCAGCCGATGCTCACGTGGTTGCCACCAGAAATTTGTTCAGTCTGCCGTAGTCCTGCAGCGCGCAATGCTTGATGCCCGGCATGAAATCGTCAACAACTGCGCGCCCCATCTTGATCAGCTTGCGCTGATTGAGGATCTCCATAGCGCAATCTGATATCAGCGTCATCATCTCCACATCATCGATGTCCTCTGACGTCACAGCGGCGGCGCACCGATCGATAATGTCGTCACCCATAGTTGTTGCTCCTTCAGAAGGACGTTGTCAGCGATGTAGTACGCTTTCTCTGCCGCCATCTCTTGCGCCTTCGCAGCTTTCTTGAAGTGCGCTGGTGCAATTTTGCCAAGTTCGTCGCGAATCTCCCGCATCGAATCCTTCAGCCGCTCCACCTCCGCTGCCTGTGCGTCG